TACTGCACCTGGGCCATGTACGCAGACTTGATGGCTTCGAAACCGCCAAGGCGGAATTTCATGAAGTCGCGGGAGGTGAACGGGCATTTCAATTCGAGGCCGAAATCGTTACTACAAAGGCCGTCAGGGGAGCACGCAGTGCGCATGCTCTCGTCACGGAACAAGATCGGAGACTCCGTGACTTTCACATCAGTTGTGAACTCGAAAAGGGTGCGGGCGTCTTCCTCGTACTGCTTACCCCAGGCCAGCGCCTTAGCGTTAACCTCTGGCGCCACGCCTGTGCATACCTCGGCGAGCAGCGTGTGGAGGTAGGACATTTTCATATCTGTCCACTTCTTCCCCGATCTTGGCTTGGATATGACGTTGTGTACTTCTGAGGCAGTAATGACACCGAGGCGCAGCCGGTGCCACGCCTCATCGCCCTGTTGGATAGTGGTTACGTCAATGCCGGTCCGAGCTTGGATAATTTCCGGTGTCATAGTTTTACCCTGTATACGTTCTGCTTATTTGAACGGGTGCCATCGTGAAACCATATTGCGCACCTGGTGACTTCTATCCATTTACGCCGCTCAAGCTCGGCGATGAACCATGAAACGCGAGACCTTGAAATGCCTAAAATCTTTGCCATGTCGCGAATGCTGTGCTTTCCGCTTCGCAACAGTGAAAGCAGGGATGGTGTCATGCTGCCGCCTTAGCTTTTTTCTGAAGGAAGTTGAACCCTTTCTGTGCCTCTTCTTCAGTGAGGTCTGACGCCTCAAGAATTGGCCGTTTGAAGATGTCGCTGCACACCGGGAGGAAGTCTTGCTCCCAGTCTTTATTCAGCGATGTTAAGAGATCGGTTATCGCCTGCAGCGTTTCTTCGCTTGCTGCTGGTGGAAGCGCTTCAGTGGTGCTGCGCGGCGTGACGTCACGGATATCTACGTCCAGTGATTTGCCCTCCATTTCTTCGGCGGTAGGCTGCTGTCCAATCTCAGGCCATGCCTTACGCAACGCCTGGGCTTCTGCGCATTTCGCCAGCTGGCCGTAAGGGCGCTTTTTCCACATCGCGTTCGGCGCCGTAGTGTCGCGGCCGCCGGTGGCGTAGTTTTCAATCCAGTATTCTTTAGCGCTGAACTCGACGATCTCGCCGCTGGGCATGCGCTTGTAGACGGTGTATTTGCACCACTGAGGGAAGGTCACCTCGACACCAGTAAGCGTCTGAGTTACATCGGGGCCGAACTCAGGCTCCCGGGCCCCGGCATAATCGCCAGAACGGTCTGCCTGAATGCGGTAAAGCCCGATGCCCGGCATGACCACGTCGCGCCAGTCACCTTTACCTGTTTTCGAGTCTTTGACGTACATCGGAACGAGGTGGACTGGTTTGAGCAACGGATCCAGCTGGCGGGCTCGGCAGTAGTCAAGCGCCATCATTACCGATTCGTCTTTGGCGCCAGGATAGATGCTGTTCTTCAGCGCGCTCCAGGTGGAGACGTCGACGCCTATCTCCTGAAGCGACGTCGCTGTGATTGTTAATTCTTTTGCCATCGTTAATCCCCTCAAAAATTAAAACGGGCAGCCGGTACGGTGTTCCCAGTCGTATTCCGCCTGGGCGTAAGCAACTGCCGAAATGAAATCGTTGTAGGCCTTGCCAGCGTCATCGCTGCGCAGTCCTTCATATGGGCTGGAGTCAATCGGGACTGAGAAGTGGAAGAGGCCGGACGGCTCTTTCGGCATCATGTCGATGATTTCCCGAGCCCGGTCACCGATCCACTTCTCTTTCTCGTCGGTGAGCTGCTGCTCAGCCCAGCGCCGTTCTTCGATGCGGTCGTAAGTGAGGTATGCGTTCATGGTTGCCTCAGTAATGGATTTTCGCGCAGGGGATCAGGTCATCTTTCAGAGCGGTGAGCACTTCGATAGCCTGTTCGCGGGTTAAGCTGGTATTGCTGGTGAGCGCGTTAACGATGTTGGTGCCGACCGTCTTGCGGTGTTTCACATCAGCTTCGCGCTTTGCCTGCTCGTCGGCGATGCGCTTCTGCTCATCCAGGCGGGCTTCTTCTGCCTGCCTTGCCTTGAGGCGCTCAGCTTCCACTGCCGCGGCTTTTTCCCGTTCCGCCCGTGCTTCCGCTTCTTGCTTTTCACGCGCCGCCCGCTGTTCCGCTTCGATGCGCTGGCGTTCCGCCAGCTCAGCGCGAGCTTTCTCTTCAGCTTCACGGCGCGCTGCGGCTTCAATCTCAGCTTTGTGTTTCGCTTCGGCATCGCGTCGGGCTTGTTCTGCCGCTTCCTGTTTCAGCCGCTCATCTCGTTCACGCTGAGCCTGTTCCGCCTGACGGCGCTGCTCTTCGCGGTCACGGTCAAACTTTTCATTCATCAGCAGAGCCATTTCGTGGTCTGCTTCGATCTGCGCGGCGAGCTGGTCATCGAACATCTTGTTCATCACCAGCGCTTCTTCGTGCATGGCGTTCATGGCTTCTTCAGCCTTAATACGCTCCTGCTCGGCTTCCCATTCGGTGAGTGGGCGGCGGGTCGCGTCGCGCAGGTCGTCGCAGGCATCAACGAATCGCTTAATTTCGGCCTCAGCCGGTCGAACAGCCTCTTTCAGGCGCTTCAGGTACTCACGGCCTGGCTTTTCGATTGCCGTCTTGCTGCGGGACACCTGCGCCGCCAGAGAGGCGACACGGTCACGGCCTTTCTTCGTGGACAGGTCCGGCACTTCGTTTACTGCCTGGCGGATCTGTTCGAGATAAGCATCAAGGCCGCCAGCTACGTAAAGCGCTGGCGCCTGCTCCGGCTTGATTTCGATGACAGTTAAGTCCGTAACTTCGCTCATGGTTTCTCCTGAAATTTGGATGTGCAGATCCCGCCCGCGTAATGCCAGGCCGATCGGTTGAATAGTGTGGTTAGTGCTGGATAGGGTTGCCGTGACCGTCCAGAAGGACGTCAATCACGCAGTCACTTAGGCGGATGATTTCTGCATCGGTGTGCAGGTATACCCATTTGCGCTCCTGAATGACCGCTGAGACGCGATAGGTGCGGCCTTCATGCATTGCCATCATGCCGGGCGTGACGCACTGGCGAATGAGCGGGGTTGTGCCGTAGTGGTTGATCATACCTTCACCTCAACCTGTTTCAGGAGGCCAGCGATATGCATCTGCCCGCGGTTAAGCACCAGCTTTTCACGCGGTGCCGATACCGACGTCAGCTGCCACTCGTTATCGTTGAGCTTTTTGGCGGTGTACTGTTTGCCGTTGTGGGTGACTGTCATGATGCCTCCCGGGCGCGGAGCATCTCGTCGGCCATTTCGTATGCCCAACCAGGAATAGCTCCCTGCGGCTCATGCGCTGCTATCATTGCCTGCATAGCCTTGGCTGCGAAGTAGTCACGGAGCGTCATGCCAGATTCACATTGCCAGTCTGAGTTGTAACCAACATTGCCTAATTCCGGGAAAGCTGGACCGCCAGTTTTGTTGCTCATAAATCCTCTTGGCCTTATCGCGGCGAACGGAACGGTTAATACAAGACTTCTGCGCTAATGGGCGGTGGATGGCCGCCGGTTGTCATAAATGGGCAGACTCGAAAATCTGCCTATGTATGGCCGATAAAAAACCCGCCGGAGCGGGTCATGACACCTTCTGTAGTGCTGATGTGCGTGGGTAGTAAAACTTCGGTTTCGCCGTCGACCCTTCCTTCGGATCAACTTTTACGGTGTAACGCGTTTGTTTTTTGTATTCCCACACTTCCGTAATCACTCCAGTTTTCGTCTTCCAGCTGCCGGCGGCCTGGCTTGACCACGTAACAACATCTCCTTTCTTAAACTCCATCGCCTTACCCTCTGTATTCACCCTTTAAGGGTGTAAAAAAGGCCGCCTAAGCGACCAGTCCATCAATAACTTTTTCAACCACACCGACCGCATCGATGAGCTTCACCAGTCTCTCGTGCATCTCATTTCTTTTCGATTTGAGCGCCTCTATCAGGGATTCTTGATCTGCAATGCCCCTGTATGAGGTGTTGTTAGCTGCCACAACAATCAAATCAAGCCCGTGCAGACCGGTTACTTCCAATAGGTTATCTGTGCTTCTTATGTTTGATTCCAGGACATCGATTTCTTTAAGTAAATCTTTAATATCCATCGCCTTACCCTCTGTCGTTACCCGCTGATGCGGGAGAAATGCTTTGGTGGTGTAGTGCCTGTCGCACAGGTAGAGCGTTTGCCGCGTGCTAATAGCAGCCTTCACCACACCCCAAAACATTCCAGTTACGCACCATTGCCGCTCTCCCTGAGCCCGCCGGGCGTCCGACGCATGGTTTACTGTCGCGCCGTTCGACTGACCGAATCTCCACTTCGCCGCTGGCTAACTTCGCTCAGCTGTCGATGTTTCGTTTCGATGGGTTGATAATGTACCAATAGTTCATTCATGTAAAGTACCAAAAGTACATTTAAAGTGAATGGAAAGTTCATATGCAAGTATGTTTATGAACTTTAAAGAGAAATAATTTTTAGATTTTTTTGTGGGGAATATCTGGAGGAGGGTGCGGATTGGATATTTTAGAGGTTCGTCACATCTACAAGTCTTGTGCGACCATTGAAAGTTGCGAAAAGTCCGCCGTCTGGCTCAACAACTGAAAGTTCAGCGTATCGAAGGAAGTCTGTTTTGATAACGGACATCAACACCTCTCCGGTATCAATGTTTATGACCTCAAGCCGGTGCGCGTAAAAATCATCTTTGTTTTTGCTACCGGCAAACGATAGGGCGATGTAGCGGCCAAATTCAGATATGGCCGAACTGATGAGGTGAGTGGAAGTTTCTATCTTGAATAACTCTTTCCCGGTGTTATCCATGGCTATGGCTGCAGCCATGTTGTTGTCTTTGCCGGTATGGACAGAAAATAAAAATCGCCCGTTAACAGCTATGCATTGAGGATTGGGAGAAAGTTGTCCGCCGAGCTTAACCATAAACATGAATTTTTCATTCTTCAAAACCGCCAGAGTGTCATCTCTGAGTTTGTTTTCATCACGTTTGAAAGCACCTAGCTGCCAGCGCCTATCCTGGCTCAATCGGCATGAGATAATGTGATCACCGAGCTCATATAAAGCACCACCATTACTCAGATCAGTAATCCTTTTTGCTTCCATGCTTAACTTCCTCAGCTATGAAATCTGTATGCCCTAGACTGGCTTACAAGCACCTTTGCGCAGATACGAAGAGATGTTAAATCACCATCTTCGATGTACCAGGTTTCATATTTTTTATTGTCTGAAATCACAGCTAATTTTTTGTGCTGCTTTTGAAGCCGCTTTATGTAGAGATCATTATCCAGAACGAAAATGTATATGCCGTCACCGTCAAAGCAGTCGATACTGACGTCGACGAAGATCTGGTCTCGCGGCTCGAACGTGCCAGACATCGAATCGCCATTAACGGCAATCATTTTTATATGGTCAGCTGGGCGCCCACCAAAGACGGCGCGAGCCTCTTCGGTTGAATACTCAATGGATCTGATGGTTTCAATGAATTCATCTCGCACGAGAACTCCCTGCCCAGCACTAGCCTGAATGTCAAAAACGTCTACACGGAAAGAATCATCCCTCATCGCCATATGCCCTTCAGATATGCCATCAGCAGCGCTATCGCCCAACAGGAAAGACGAGGACGTGCCAATTATAGCCGCCAACTCCTGCAGCTTCCCACGTCGTGGAATAGCCTCCCCATTGAACCACTTGCTTACCGCTTTAGGCGTGAGCTTCATTCGTTTGGCTATTTCAGCCTGACGTCCATGAGCAGGTAAACCAGCTTTATCACAGGCCAGCGCTAGCCGTTGGGAAAACTCTGTACGCGCTTTTTCTTCTTGAACCATAGGTTCAATCATAATATCACTTGCGTGAACTATCAGTTCCGACATAATATGTACTTACAGTTCAATTTGAGGGTTAACAAATGCAACCTAAGAACCTTGGCGACATCATCAAGCAAATCCGTGTACCGGTGGTGGCAAAGGCTTGCGGGCGTACTCCCCGCGCTATCTACAAGTGGATCAACAGCGGTTGCCTGCCGCGTACCGAATACACCGGCGAAACAGGTTATGCGTCCAAAATCGCAGCTGCATCTGGTGGTCAGTTTACCGAGAACCAAATCCTTGAAATCAGTAAACCTAAAGCCGCTTAACGGCGGCCACAACAACGAAAGGGAAAGCAATGCATTCACTTGCGTATCAACAAGGTAACAAATTTTCGCCAACGGCGATGATTTACCAGAATCGCCGGGAGCCTGATTCCTCGGCGTTAAACATCGATGGGATTCGCGCAGCTGTTCGCGCCTGGGCAGCTGATTGCCGCAGCCGTGAATTTGTCGCAGCGCTGATTGTGGAAGAGTGGCGGGCTACCGGCGGCACCGGGCTGGATATCCCGACTGACTCGCACCGCCAGATGCAGAAGGTGTTCCGCTGGATCGACGGCGATACCGAATACGCCGCCAACAACATCCGCCAGCTGGCGCCGGCAATCATGTCGGTCCTGCCGCTGGAGTACCGCAACCGCCTGGCGCCGCAGAACGACACGATGTCGCTGATCGCCTCTGCGATGAAAGAGTGTGCAGAAGCTAAGCAGGCAGTGCTGCTGGACGCTCCAGAGCATCAGAAGCTGAAAGAGGTGAGCGAGGGTATAGCGTCGCTTTTCCGCCTCATGCCGGAGCAAGTAGGGCCGCTGATGACGATGGTTACGTCGATGCTGGGGGTCATGTGAGAACTACAGAAATGGCGAAAGCCGGTCTGCGCGAACAGAACCGACTTTCAGGTGCAACAAACGTCAGTCAATTGCGGGGTCATTATGACAAACGCTAATCCAAAACGCCAGGCGCAGGAGGTTTAACTGTGTCTAACGTCGCTTACGCAAATTTCGCGGCGCACTCAGCCGCAAGGAGCAACAGGATGGAGAACCAGAAGTCTGGTTACGTCCCGTTGTACCGGAGCATCAAGAAGAAGTCCTGGGCAAAGGATGTATTTCTGCGCGCGCTGTGGGAGAACCTGCTCATTGACGCAGCCAGACAGCCATACACGGCATTCTTCAAGGGCAAGCAATGGCCTCTGCAACCCGGTCAACTGGTCGTCACTGCTGCAGATCTTGGCCTTCAGTTGTGTGACCGTCAGGGCAACCCGACAAGCCGCGACGCAGTGGAGAGAATGTTGTCCGTTTTCGTCCGCGAAGGGATGATTTCCATCGAGGGAGAGAAGCGAAAAGGCAGGGTGATCACCATCACGAACTACGTCGAATATGCTCAAAAAATGGACGATTTACCCACACATAAAGCCGCACATACAGGCGCACATGATGAAGCCAGTTACGGCGCGGGTTCAGATGGGTATGCCGCACATAAGGCCGCACAATTCCCCGCACATCATGAACAAGAAGGTAATAACAAGAATATAAATAACTCTACGTCCGAGAATTCTGACGAATCCTCTGACAAGCCCGGAAAGAAACCGCCTGTCATGAGACCTGAAGCGGCAATTCAGAGCGGCACGAAGTGGGGTAACTCAGAAGACCTACGCTGCGCTGAATGGCTGTTCACCATGGTGCAAAGCATTTCACCATCTGCCAAAAAACCAAACTACGCAGCGTGGGCTAACGACATCCGCCTGATGCGCGAGCGTGACGATCGCACCCATTACGAAATCGCTGCCCTGTTCAAGTGGGCCTGTAACGACAAGTTCTGGAAGGGGAATGTTCTATGTCCGGCAACGCTGCGCGACAAGTGGACTCAACTCGATATCAAACGCAATAAGCAGCAGACAGGCGAAGAGCCTGGCAAGCCGGATCTGGACTTCAACAACACTGACTGGGCCTATGAGGTGATGCGATGAAATCTCTTGCAGAGCAGATGCGTAACCACGACCGCGAGCAGATGAGCCGTATGGCCCATAGCCTGCCAGAGCAGTACCAGGAGCGCGCGCCGGTCGAGCAGGTTGCGCATGTATTCAACAAGCTGTTCAACGAGCTGCGCGCCGCGTTCCCGGCCAGCATGGCGAACTTCCGCACCCAGGAAGACCTGAACGAATTCCGCCGTCAGTGGCTGCTGGCGTTTCAGGAGAACGGGATCCACTCAATGGCTCAGGTCGATGCCGGCATGCGCATTGCCCGCCGCCAGGAGCGCCCATTCCTGCCGTCGCCGGGCCAGTTCGTCGCCTGGTGCAAGCAGAGTGGCGGCGCGTGGGGTATCACCGTTGACCAGGTGATCGCCGAATACTGGGACTGGCGTAACCGTTCGTTCGAATTCACCTCAAGTGAGCAGTTCCCCTGGTCGCAGCCGGTCATGTACCACATCTGCGTCGAGCTGCGCCACCGCAGCACAGAGCGCCAGTTAACGCATGGTGAGCTGGCACGCGAGGCTGGCGATCTGCTGGACATGTGGGAGAAGCGCGTCACCGAGGGCAAACCAGTGCCGCCCGTGCGCCGGGCGATTGCAGCGCCGGCTGCCGAACACGGGCCGACGCCGATCCAGTTGCTGCAGGCGAAGTACAACCGCAACAAGTCGAACGGGATGGTGTGACATGACCATAACAATCCGTGAACAGGTGCTGGCAGCCCTGCGCAATAACCCAGGTTTGAACAACGCCAAGCTGGCAGGGCTTATCGGAATGGACACCAAAAAGATATCCGGGACGGTGAGTACGCTGCTGGCCGACGGCCTGATTTCCTGCGAAGGAAAGTACGGCCAGCGCCTGTACAGCCTGACCAGTTACGGCATGCGCTTCGCCCCTGACACGATACCGGGCATGAAGCAGGGTAAGTCGAAGTTAATTCAGCGGACGGACACAAACGTGATCTGCCAGGAGTGCCGGAACAGTCCGGCTATGAGAAGGGTATTGATGGTTTGGGGGAGGGTAGGGGTATGAGCGTGAAACGTTATGAGTGGGTGGACTGTGATGAGCATTCGTGCCATTGCGACGTGGTAGAGAGTACCGAAGGCGATATGGTCGATTACGAAGACTACGCAGCACTTGAGCAGAAGCTTGCAGACTCTCAGCGCGAGTTCCGTGCTGCTGATGCGACTATCGAGAATCTGCAGATGCAGGTTGAGAAGCTGGCTGCGGAGAATGCGGAGATGAAGGCGGTGTGTGAAGACCGTCGTACGTTCATCATGAATGGTGTGCAGTTGGGTTATATCCAGGTTCCTACAGTGGAAACAGACCCGGCACTTGAGACCATTCGCGTTGCTGTGTCACCACAAGAACCAACCCCGGCCACCGACGCTTTCCTGGCTGAAGTGCGGGCCAGCGCTATTGAACATGCTGCATCCGAACGCTGGGGTAGCGGATACGTATTCGACGAGCTTAATGAGTTCGCCGCCCAAATTCGCAAAGGAGTGCAGTCATGAGCAACCAAAATTACGTTATCACCAGCACGAACGAGTTCAATGAAAAAACAGCCTATGTAGACCATGACGGCGATCTGGTAATTGAGCATGACGAGCAGAGCGTAATCGTCGACGTTGCGCAGGCAAAGCAGTTGATAGCAATTCTGGAAAAGCTCACGAAAGGAGCCGCCCAATGAGCAACATCGACAAACAATGGCTGCGCCAATTAGCCGTGGATGCGAAAGAACTGGCAATCATCAAGCGGTACACGAAAGGCATCGAGGCGCAGAAGAAATTTATAGCAGCAATGACCCCTGTTTTAGTGCTGGCGCTGCTGGATGAGCTGGAAGCCAAGGACAAGCAGATAGCAGATTTGAAGGAAGCGTTCCGAATTGCTTTGTCTGCTGCTGGCATCGATGTCCCCGCCGCAACAGGTAAAGGAGAGGTATCATGATCACCTTCACCAAAGAACAGCTTATCGCTTCTGCGCACGCGCGTATTGAGTTTGCAGATATGATGCTGGCTGGAGAGTTAGAGCCCCTCAAAGAGCGCACATGGTCAATTGAACTAGAACTGGCGCGTATCGCGCTGGCATCGCTCGAAGCGGAGGCTGTGGTAAGCCATATCGGAAGTAAAAATGCACTTGATGCCATTGTTGCCTTCATAAAAAGCAACAGAAACCCAACTCTAAAAGACCACAACGAAGTTTCTGAGCGATTATTTCAGGACAATTGCCACGGCATATCTAATCATGTCATTGAGTACATTAAGAAGATCGGGGAGGAGCTTGAGGAATTACGATCTGCTCAGGATTCCGCCCCGCCAGAGCCGGTATCTGTTCCTGAATGGACAAACGAGCAGTGCATTGAGTTCCTGTCTATCGCTTTCCGGCATGCAGAAATTAACGGCGACCTTCAGCTGGACGATATCCGCCTGGGTGTGAAGATGGTTAATGGTAGCCGCGCCGCCATGCTTAATCAGGAGAAGAACAATGGATAATCGCTACGAAATAGCAGAGCAAAACGGAATGAGCCGAGAGTTTGCAGAGTGGTTCTTTGATAACAAAAAAGCTGGCTGTGGAAACGTCTGGTTCATGATGATGGCGGCAATGTGGGAGGGATGGCAAGGACGCGCAGCCATGCTTCAGGGTGCCGATGGCAACTCTCCGGTGATTCCGGATGGCTGGCAGCTCGTTCCTAAGCAAATCACATTGGAAATGGAGTGCGCACTATCCCGTGCTGATTCTTACGAAATCGGATGGAGATGGGCTTTGGCAGCAGCACCGCAGCAGGATGCTTAAGGGTCTACTCATCTTTTACATTTCGTGCGCATCTTAACCAAATATTTGAGGGTATAATCCTGTCGTCAAATAAAAAAAGGCGACAGGATTATGGTTAAGGTATTGGTTTATGGTGGTGGCCATAATGGCGTTGTTCGTGAAATTGAGTCCGCAAGTTCACCCGTAAGAATCACCCGTGGCGACTGGATTCGGGATCGTGATGCTCATCATGTAGGCGGGAAGGTAGATCCAGTCAACTACGATGAAGAGTTCTCTGTGCGTGAGTTTGAATATACTGAAGGTCAGATTTATTTTATTGCCGAGCATGGCGTAACCATTCCAGATGAAGAGATCAGGAAGCGTATTGACGTGATGCGCAGCTTAAAGTCTCTGCCATGAGTGAATTCAATATTGCAGCCAAAAGCCAAGATGAACGCGACAAGGTGAACGTTGACCTTGCGGCCTCTGGCGTGGCGTACAAAGAGCGTCTGAATATGCCGGTTATCGCTGAGGTGGTGATGCGTGAGCAGCCCGAGCATTTGCGCGATTACTTCCTTGAGCGCCTGAAGTTTTATCGTGAGAAGTCGATAACTTTACCGAAAGGTAGCGATCCGGTTTACCTGAAGCAGGAGGAAGGAAAGTGACAAAGGTAAAAGCAACGGTTGCTCATTTCAATGCGACTTTAGATGGAGAGTTGATCATTGAGCACGAGCAAAGCAACAATTCCTTAGTGACAAGAACAACGCTGATCATCCCAAAGACAAACCATTCTGTAGAGATTTTAATGGGATGGCCTTTCAATCAAAATATCGAATTTTTGTGCGAGCCCGGCGGGTATTACGATTTTAATTTGCTTGAAGAAACAGCGACTCATTACGTTTTCGCATAAAAAAGTCCACTATTCATCTTTGATTTTCCACAATCAACCCGCCATAATCATGTCATCGGAGCCTGAACAACTCCGGTGACTTCTGCGCATTTAAGGGGACTTAAATGCGACCACAATCTGAAATCCTCACCTTGTCACAGATGCAGAAATGCACCTGCGATTTTCTGCATTCTTCGGTTTCCGTTAAGGAGGCCGTATGACCCTGCCAGTAGACGGTATCAAACTCCATCGTGGTAACTTCGCGGCCATCGGCCAGCAGATTCAGCCATTGCTGGATGCCGGGCAATGCTTCCGCCTTCAGGTTAAGCCATGGCGAGAGAAGCGCAGCCTGTCGCAGAACGCTCTCAGCCACATGTGGTACACGGAAATCAGCGACTATCTCATCGCACGCGGCAAGACCTTCGCTACGCCTGAGTGGGTCAAAGACGCGATGAAGCACACCTATCTCGGCTATGAGAGCAAGGACCGGGTAGACGTCGTGTCCGGCGAGGTCACCACGGTCCAGTCTCTCCGCCATACGTCCGAGCTGGAAACTGGCGAGATGTACATTTTTCTGTGCAAAGTCGAAGCCTGGGCGATGAATATCGGCTGCCACCTGACCATTCCGCAGAGCTGTGAATACCAGCAACTGCGCGATAAGCAGGAGGCCTGATGTCTACTCCACTTTCCCGCGTCATCACTAACGAAATCTTCCGCGTTCCGGCGCGCCGCCAGCGCAAGCCTGCGGTTAAGCCGTCCGACATCCCGACACTGAAAGATTACACCGCCCGCCTGGTGGATCAGAAATGGCTGCGTCTCGCGGCGAGGAGGACACATGGCTAATTTATGCAAAGCGGCACGCGGCCGCGAATGTCAGGTGCGGATCCCCGGCGTATGCAACGGAAATCCTGAAACCTCAGTGCTGGCTCACATTCGTCTTGCTGGTCTCTGCGGGACTGGAATCAAGCCGCCTGACCTGATCGCCGCCATCGCATGCAGCAGTTGTCACGACGAGATTGATCGCCGCACACGTCTGGTCGATGCGGAATATGCAAAGGAGTGCGCGCTGGAAGGCATGGCCCGCACCCAGGTTATCTGGCTCGAAGAGGGGCTTGTGAAGGTATGAATATTTACGATATCACGCCTGTAAGCAAACCTCGCATGACTCAACGGGACCGGTGGGTAAAACGTCCGGCAACATCGGCATATTGGGCTTTCAAAGCAGAAGTTCGCCTACTTGGAATCAGCCTTCCTGAGTCCGGTTATCACATCACCTTCATCATTCCCATGCCGAAAAGTTGGAGCCAGAAGAAGCGCGCGCAACTGAACGGCCAAGCCCATCAGCAGAAACCGGATAAAGACAACCTGGAAAAGGCGCTGCTCGATGCCATTTTCGACGACGACAGCCGCGTCTGGGATGGCCGGGTAACAAAACTTTGGGGAGAGAAGGGGCAGATCATCATCGGGGAGTGCTCATCGTGACCAGAGACGAGATAGCCAGATACCAGGCCGAAAGCGTTAAGCGCGCCAGCCTGCCACCAGTAGCAAAGCACAGCAAGACCAAAACCAACCAGCCACAGAAGGAAGCCGCATGAACAGTCAGCAACTGGAATACGTACGTCAGCAGCTCATTGTGGCGACCGCAGATCTGAGCGGGGCGACGAAAGGGCAACTGGTAGCTTTCTCCGAGAACGCGCAATTCACCGCGACGTCGCGCAGTCGGGGGCGGAAGAAAATCACCGACCCGGTCACCGGCCGTAAAGTTAACCCGGACGGCCCGGCAATGAGCGGTAGCCAGTCTCGCGCCAAGGGCTCATCAATCGCGCTGGTGGGCCCGGTTGAGTTCGTGACAGCATCATGGCGCCGCGCTGTCCTGTCGCTCGAGGACCACCAGAAAGCTTGGCTGCTGTGGAACTACAGCGAGAATATCCGCTTCGAGTACCAGGTGGTGATCACTCAGTGGGCGTGGGCAGAATTCACGGGGAAGCTCGGCGCGAAGAAGGTGGCGGGCAAGACGATGGAACGCCTGAAGAAACTGATATGGCTGGCGGCGCAGGACGTCAAAGCGGAGCTGGTGGGGCGTGACACGTACGAATATCAGGCGCTGGCGGAGCTGGTTGGCGTAACACCAAAGAACTGGTCAGAGACGTTTACGGACCGCTGGGTTGAGATGCGTCGCATCTTCCTGCGCCTGGACAGCGGAGCTTTGTTGCAGGTTACGCGATCACGTTCACAACAAAAGGCGACAAATTTAGACAGAAGTCTTGCAAAACTGGATTGAAACGCATATATTTCATGTAAATCTGATATCGTCGCCATAGCTTCGATTGTCGACACAAAGCATTCAAGCCCGAGGTTAACGCCTTGGGCTTTTTCGTATCTGCACAACAGGAAAGAGCATTGGCGTGAAGGGCTCATAACCCAACCCACGCAGCAGCATGGAGTTGGCGCGAAGTGCTCAGTGCTCTGTCCGTTGTGGTGTAACTCAATTCCCGCTTGCGGGTTGAATGGGTAGAGTAATGCATCAACTGGCATAGCCAGCAGGGCAGGCATGATGCTAATGCTGAACCTGAGTATCGGTTCGAGTCCGATCGCCACACACAAAACCCACTACCTGGGACCCTTCGGCCAGAGAGCCGACATTGCCTTACCCTCATCTTCCCGGCCTGTCGCCGGGTTTTTTATTCAGGCCGCAGACAATCAATTCCAGATGCCACGTAGCAATCGTGTCTGACGGCCTTTTCCCAACTACCACACAGCACCCCGGAACCGGAGGTGTGGAATGCAACGTATGAACCCAACAAATGGACACGATCTGCCGTACTGGTGGTCGGCGGCCTTGGGTCTGTTCTCTTTGCTTAGCCTGCAGGATTACGTGTTTATTATCGGCGCGCTGGTATCGGCGTTCTTCACGATAAAAACCTATTACGCAAAACGGAAAGAAGAGCGTGAGCGTATGGCTGAGGAAAGGAAACGAACCAAGCTGCTGGAAAACTACTTATCTGACGTAGGCAAAAAACCCCACTCCGATCGCCCGGCTGCCGCCGAGGTAGTAACGGAGGCAATGCGGAGAATTTCCGGTGGCCCAGTTGAAACTGAGTAAGAAAAGCGGCGCGGCGGGCATTGTCTGCTCCGTAGGAACGATCATCGCCATTGTAATGAATGCGGGCCATGTCAGGACTAACGAGCGCGGGCTGGAGTTAATCGGCAACGCTGAATCTTGCCGACGTGATCCGTATGTCTGCCCGGCAGGTGTGCTGACTGACGGCATGGGGAACACGCATGGCGTAAAACTCGGCACCGTTAAGTCTGACCAGCAGATCGCAGCCGAGTGGGAGCGTAACATCCTTGATGCTGAGTCCTGCGTTAACCGCTACGGGAATGGCCGAAAGCTGTCTGACAATACTTTTTCTGCAGCTGTATCGGTAACGTTTCGTGCTGGCTGCGGAAACATGCGCACCTCCACGATGTTCTCTCTTCTCAGAAATGGGGATATCACGGCGGCATGCCACCAGTTCCCTCGCTGGGTATGGGGTGGTGGCAAGGTTCTGCCTGGTCTGGTTACTCGTGCCGGGAAAGAAGAAGCGCTCTGCCTGGAAGGTGTGAAATGAGCCGGTTAACCGCAATCATCTGTGCTGTCGTTATCTGCCTGCTGGTTTCTATGGCCTGGGCGATTAACCATTACCGCGACAACGCCATCACCTACAAAGACCAGCGAGACAAAGCCACTGAGAAACTCAGCTTGGCGAACGCCACCATCAAAGATATGCAGACCCGGCAGCGTGATGTGGCTGCACTGGATGCCAAATACACCGGAGAACTGGCTGATGCGAAAGAAACCATTGAGCGTCTGCATAGCGATGTCCTTGCTGGCCGTAAGCGGCTGCAGCTCAACGCAAACTGTCCCGCGAACAGAGCGACCGGCACCAGCGGCGTGGGCGATGCTTCCGGCCCCCGACTTACTGACTCCGCTGAACGGGATTATTTCACCCTCAGAGAGCGAATCGTCACAGTGACGAAGCAGGTCGGCTATCTGCAGGACTACATCAAAGAGCAATGTATCAACTAATTTCTCCGTGTAACACTGTGAAATTTTCTAATATATTAACCTTCTAAACTTTATGGAGGTTAATATGTCATCTTGGGAATGTCCGTATTGTGGTCGCCTGTCAGTAGCGACCAAGATCCAACAAAAGTATGATAACTATGTTGTTGACGCTGATACGAAGATAGGAAAGCTTTTCGTGCAATCGTGGGTTCACGTCTGTCCAAATCCTGACTGTAAGGAATTTACTTATATATCAGAGATAGGTTCTGCGAAAATTGAAGCGAACAGGTATGTCATAGCAGAGCCCATTGAAAGCTGGATGCACCGCCCTCAAGGAGTAGTAAAACAGTTTCCAGATTACATTCCGAAAGCAATTATTAATGATTACAAAGAGTCTGCAATGATTGCCAGGCTTTCACCAAAAGCATCCGCAACCTTAGCGCGCCGATGTTTGCAGGGGATGATAAGAGATTTTTGGGGCGTAAAAGAAAAAAATCTTTTTGAAGAGATTAAAGCTATTCAGGATAAAGTCGACTCTGATACTTGGCATGCAATAGACGCAATAAGAAGCATTGGCAATATTGGTGCCCACATGGAAAAAGACATCGACCTGATTATTGATGTCGACAAGGAGGAGGCTGAGCTGCTCATCAGCCTGATCGAGACGTTGCTGAGTGATTGGTATGTTGAACGAGAAAACAGACGACTCAGATCTGAGAAAATAATTGCCGCAGCTGCAGAAAAAAAAGGAATTAAGCAACAAAATTGATGAGGCCGCCTCCGGGCGGTTTTTTGTTGCCATCACCATGGGTCATCCCATCGTAATGGCAATATCCCCACAAGCGGATAAAGAGGTTCTCAATGTCCGACATCTACCAAATCAAGCTAACCACCCAAACAGGCGAAACCTTCACAGGAAAGATGTCTCGACGTCAGCCTGAGCTGGTAAACGGGTTTGTGCCGCTGGCGACCGAGATGGGTCAGTGGTTGTACTTCGCCCCTGCTGATGTAAAGCGCGTGGAGTTCACGCCAGTACCGGCAGAGCAGACCGAACAAACAACGGAGTAACCCATGGTTAACGATGACGAGCGCAGGCCTTATCCGCCAGTTAACTTCATCGGCTCCGACAACTGGCAGCCATACACCAGGCTCATTCCCGCTAACGAAGTGCATGAGTGGATAAACCGGCAAATCCTCAGCGATACCGGAAGCATCCATAACCCTGACCACGAACACCTGTTAGAGGCTGACCTCTGCTTTATGTGGGCGTCCGATTCGTTCACGAAGAAAGGGCGCTATGTTCTCGGCCAGGCCGAACAGGTAATGCTCCGAGCCGGTGGTTGGCAGAAGGCCAGAATGGAGCAGCAGATGCATGAATGGTTCGGGCGCATCCCGAAGTTCATCATCACGCTGGCAGCTGATTACTGCTCACAATGCAGCGACCTCGAATTCTGCGCGCTGGTAGAGCATGAGCTTTACCACATTGCCCAGGCCACCGATGATTTCGGCGCTCCGAAGTTCAACAAAGAGACCGGGCAGCCAGTGCTGACACTGCGCGGCCACGATGTCGAAGAATTCATTGGTGTCGTACGTCGATACGGTGCCAGCAAAGAAGTGCAGGAGCTCGTTGATGCTGCCAATGCGCCAGCAGAAGTGGCTCACATCGATATAGCCAGGTCATGCGGCACATGCATGCTCAAGCTGGCCTAACAATATGACTGATTATGACAGGCAGGTAATCCATGGCGACACTGAAAGGTGAGGTCAAAGCCTTCATCGTTCAGTCCCTTGCCTGCTTCGATACCCCATCCCAGGTGGTTGAGCTGGTCAAAAAAGAATTTGGCCTGAGCATCACACGTCAGCAGGTCGAATCCCATGACCCGACGAAAGCAAACGGCAGGGGGCTGGCGCAGAAGTGGGTTGAGCTATTCCACGAAACCCGCAAGCGCTTCCAGACCGAATTAAGCGACATCCCGATCGCTAACAAAGCCTATCGTCTCCGCGCGCTTGACCGGATGATGACCCGCGCTGAGGGAATGAAAAACATGGCTCTGGCTGCTTCTCTGATGGAGCAGGCCGCCAAAGAGGTTGGCGACGCGTACAGCAACAAACAGAAGGTCGAGCACACCAGCCCGGACGGCAGTATGTCACCGAGACCGACGACAATTCGCCTGGTAGGAGTTGACCCCGCAAATGGAAAGCCAAGTTGACCTACAGATACCAGCCAAGTTAGTACCCGTATTCGCGACAGAAGGGATCCGCTATCGTGGTGCTCATGGTGGGCGCGGTTCCGCTAAGACGCGCACGTTTGCACTAATGACCGCCGTCAAGGCTTACCAGGCGGCAGAGGCCAATATCAGCGGCGTGATCCTGTGCGCTCGCGAATACATGAACTCGCTGGAAGAATCCTCCATGGAGGAGGTGAAGCAGGCCATTCGCTCCGTTCCGTGGCTTGATGATTACTTCGACATCGGCGAGAAATACATCCGGACAAAGAACCGCAGAGTCAGCTACGTATTCTGTGGTCTTCGCCATAACCTCGACAGCATCAAATCCAAAGCGCGCATTCTTGTGGCCTGGGTTGATGAGGCCGAGTCTGTATCTGCTACTGCGTGGAAAAAGCTTCGCCCGACCGTTCGTGAAGAAGGCTCAGAGATATGGGTCACATGGAACCCGGAGAAAGACGGCAGCGCCACCGATAAGCTCTTCAGAAAGAACCCGCCAAAAAGCTCGATGATTGTCGAGATGAACTACGTGGATAATCCATGGTTCCCTGCGGTGCTTGAGGAGGAACGGCAGGAAGACCTGGCAAACCTCGATTACGCTGACTATGCGTGGATCTGGGAAGGCGCTTACCTCGAAAACTCCGACAAGCAGGTGCTAGCGAACAAATACGTCGTGCAAAGCTTCGAAGACGATCTCTGGAAGAAGTCGGAGCGCTTGTTGTTCGGCGCCGACTTCGGATTCGCGAAGGACCCCAGCACGCTTATTCGCATGTTTATCCTGGATAACAACCTCTACATAGAATACGAGGCTTACGGAAACGGCGTTGAGCTCGACGACATGTGGAAGTTCTACGCCGGGAAAACAGACGCCACGCCGAAGCAACTTATCGACTGGAAGGTTACCGATGAGGCTAAATTCCCAGGCATCCCTGAAGCGCGCAAATGGCCTATCAAAGCTGACAACTCTCGCCCTGAGACTATCAGCCACATCAAAGGGCAGGGGTTCAATATCTCCGCCGCTCAGAAGTGGCAGGGTAGCGTAGAGGACGGCATCACCTGCCTGCGTGGGTTTAAGAAGATCATCATCCATCCTCGCTGCAAAGAAACAGCGAAAGAGGCGCGGCTTTACTCGTACAAAACAGACCGTATCACTGGCGAAGTCCTGCCGGTTATTGAAGACAAAAATAACCACTGCTGGGATGGCGTCCGGTACGGTCTCGATGGGTACATCAAGCACAAAGCGCAAGTCGGCGCAGTATTCTTCTAAGGAGCATCGCCAGTGAGCGAACAAGATAACGGCCTTCAACTGGCTGTGAACAACCTCGCCACTGAAATGAGGCGAGCGAATTACCTGAACGCCATTGGCATCGGTGGCGGCAACACGAAGCGCCCGACGCTTTACCAGGAATTTGGCTACCCGCGCACGATCACCTTCAACGACTTCTACAACATGTACCGCCGCAACGCCGCTGGCTTCGCTGTGGTGCATCGCCTGCTGGAAGGTTGCTGGCAGGACTATCCGGTTATTGTTGATGGTGATGAAGCGCAGGAAGCGGAGAAAACAAACGCCTGGGAAAAGAAAGTCACCAAGTTCATGAAGAAGCTGTGGCCGAAGGTGAAGGATGCCGATCGCCGCAATATGGTAGGGCGTTATTCAGCGCTGCTTCTGCAGGTGAAAGACAATAAGCCATGGAGTGATCCAGTCGATATCAACCTTGTGAAGTCGCTGGGCGAGTCTGCTTTGGTAAAGCTTATCCCTGTGTGGGAGCCGCAGTTAACTGTCGCCGAATGGGATAACAACCGTCAGTCTGAAACGTTCGGTCAGCCGAAGATGTTCAACTTCAACGAGCAGCCTGTTGGAGACGAGTCATTCGTCGGCCCGCAGCGCGGTGAGCCGGTACACCCGAGCCGCGTTATCCTGTTCTGCGAAGGTTCTGAAGATGACAACGTGCTGTCCGGAATCCCGCTGCTGGAAGCTGGATACAACAAGGGCCTCGATCTTGAGAAAGTATCTGGTGGTGGCGCCGAGGGCTTCCTGAAGAATGCCAGTCGCCAGATCGCCGTCGAGTTCAGCAAAGAAACCGACATGGCCACGCTGGCAGAACAGGCAAAGCAGGCTGGATATGCAGATCTCGGCGAAGCGATGGGCGATAAGGTCAACAAGCTGAACCGCGGAACCGACGCGGCTGCAGTTATGCAGGCAGGGCAGATGCACGTTCTGAGCGTTACCCCTGGCGACCCGGGGCCGACCTGGGAAGTCACCGCGAATGAACTGGCAGCCTCCGTGCAGATCCCGTTCACCATCCTGTTCGGTCAGCAGACCGGGCGACTGGCGAGCGACGAGGACAAAACTGACTGGGCTATCCGACGCAACACGCGCCGAAATGGCTTCCTGACAGACCGCATCACCGCGTTGCTGGAACGTTTCTGGACGCTTGGGATTATCGACCCACCAACCAAAGGCGAGGTCACCATCTCTTGGAGCGACCTGCTGGCGCCAGGCGAGAAAGAGAAGATTGAGAACGCATCTAAGCTGGCCGACATCGTGCAGAAAACCACTGGCTTCTATGGCGGTGAGCCGCCGATTACAGGTAATGAGCTGCGCGAAATTATTGGGCTTGACCCGCTGCCGGAGCCAAAAGAACCGCCTAACCCGGACGATAAGGTGACAACTGATGATCCACTGGCCGATGACACCAGAACAGACGGCAAAGGTGGGCCTGCCGATAGTTCCGCGCAGCAAGGTTGACCCGACACGATCGGCAAAGCAGGTAACAGCGATGTTCCGGGATATCGAGGAGCGGTATCTCGGCATCAAGCGCGCGCTGAAAGCTCTGTTCGACCAGCGCCTTATCGGGCGAGAGCGAGAGGTAAACAGCCATAACTGGAACTTCCTCTGCCACGACCACGGTGAGGATATGCGTCTCTACCAGGTCAACGCCGGTAAGTTCATCTACGACATGTCGGCGCAGGAACTGGCTGACCTGCTGGAGGCGGTGCAGGCTATTCTCGATGACCATCTGCTTGAAGGTGGCGAGCAAAACCTCTGGGCGATGGATTACGTCGTCGCTGAAGCGCAGCGCGGCACGCTGGAGGCCTTCAACAACCTATCGCAGCAGTCGCAGATGTACGCCAGCCAGACGACGCTCCAGCAACTTTTAAGCAGCCCCGGTCACCTTAATCAGGTGGCGGCGGCCAGGCTGACAACGTTCAGTGACTGGAAGGTCATCAGCGACACCGCCCGTGGCGATTTGACCAACATCATCACCGATGCGGTAGCGCGCGCCGTGAATCCCCGCGAGACGGCCAGCGTTATCAGCAAGCGAATCGACGTTTCGATGTCGAAGGCGAAGACCATCGCTCAGACTGAGCAGGTAGGCGCGCTGCGGCAGGCGCAATGGAACGAAACCGACTGGGCCGCTGACCGGCTGGGGCTGAATACCGGCCTGCTGTGGCTATCAGCGCTCAAGCCAACGACGCGCACCTGGCACGCCAGCCGCCACGGGAAGGTCTATACCACCGAAGAGGTGCTGGACTTCTACGCCGAGAACGGCAACCGGTACAACTGCTACTGCAGCCAGATTCCGGTGCTGCTCAACGACGACGGCAGCATCTTCAATGAAGGTCTTAGTGAAAAATTGGGTACAGAAAGAGCTGGTTGGAAGGCCAGTAAATAATTAATATTCATATCCTTAACCATCTCTAAACAGAAGGGTATCATGGGTAAAGAATATGGCTTTTTTGTGAAGGTATTTTCTAAAGAGGAATATCGCAATGATTTCCTAAAAGGGAAGATTTTCATGAACACGATCAAGTTTTTTAAAGAATTTGAAGATGCACATGATGGGAACGTTGGTGACAAACATGAAGCTGTAGGTGGATGGTTCCAGCCTAAGGGTATGAGAATTGTCATTAAGCCTGAGGGTGCTGAACCAATAATCATCACCGAAGAGGATCTCGGCGGCCCTATTATCATGAGAATGAATAGGCATGATGCAATCAATGTATTTTGCATTACATTACTTCATTCGCACGGAGTGGGGATAGATGAACAAGTAGATGAAGAAACTATCGAGAAATTAAAGGGTTACTTCACTGTTCCTGACGATCTAGCAAATCTTGGGGAATATGCTGTTGTTATACCAAAAATCCCTCCTTTTCTGGATAAAATTAGAAATGCAGCAGGCGCATTAATTACTAATAAGCAAGCTTTAAGTTTCAGGGCAGAAAAGGTGAATTATTACGACAAAAATAGTTCTCTAACTCTTACAAACCCCGACGATGCAGTTTTCTACAAACAAAGCGATTACGAGCACCAAAGTGAATTCCGATTCTGTTTAGACAGGGGAAGGGATGTGGCAGAGCCATTTGTCCTTGAGGTTGGCGATCTTGATGGGATTGCGCTGCCATGTTTAACCAATGAAATAAACAGTTTCATAAAGTTTGAAAAGTACTAAAAGAACCCGCTCCGGCGGGTTTTTTAATGCCTGAAATCTACCAACGAGGACCCAGCATGAAACGCAACCGCGTTAACGTGCTGACCGTCGTCAACTCCGCTTCAAACATCACCACTGAAACCATCGACGGCAAGCCACATATCGTGGTTCGCGGCATCACGCCTGTCGTGGACGATATTGTGATGAACCGGAAGTTGTACCCGGCAGCAGAAATCGAAAAGGCCTACAACACGCT